GTGCCGCTTATCCGAATCGAACGGATGACCTACTGTTTACAAGATAGTTGGACTAAGCCATAGAATCATTCACTTAGGCTGTGTTTTTTTCCCGGTGCTGTGTCGTGGAACGCCTGTCGTTCCTGGGGGCTACGACCCATTTTCCCGGCACTGAATCCAACTGCGCGCGTGGCCACCGCGAGCGATCGGCGGCGAGCGCCTGCTGCTGCCGGCAGTCTTCTACCCCTCCCAGCCGAACGGTGGCTTGATGTGCAGCTTGGCCAACCTGTTCGCACGTACCGCCTCCCGGTATGCCGTGATCTTGGCCACGTCCTCGCGCAGCCGCGCCTCGTGCCTGGTCACCCACATCTCGGCGCCGGCGCGGCCCTGCTCGTAGCTCGTACACCAGCGGAACGGTCCGCCCGGGCCATGCCGGTGCCGGTCGAGATTGGCAATCCAGATCCCGTCGCCGACCCGTTGCGCCAGCGAAACTACCCACACGCCGCTGCAGGCGATGACCGTCAACACCTCGTTGGGGAGGCTGGCGGAGCGTGTCGTCCAGTGGAAGTAGGTGGGCAACGGCATGGCCGGCAGGATACGGCCGGTCATCGCACAGACTGCGACGCAGCGAAGGTGGGCAGACGGCCGAGCAGGAGGGTGACTACGGCGCGAGGATGAGGTTCAGATTGCCGTCCACCCATTAAATTGGAATTTATGTCGTGCCCATCGGAACACCGCAATTTCTGCAACCAGACATTTCAGATGGAGATTAATTCAATAAAAACAATTGTTTAAACAACTTTCTCAACGGCAACAATAGGGCAACCTTAGAGCAACCAGATTGCACAATCTGACCGCAACCGGGCGGCAGACAAATGTCCTTATAAATCAATGACATTGCATTACGCCCTTCGGATAATTGCCCTAGATTGCCATCCACTGCAATCCAATTTCCCCAATACATTCAAATATTTATATTTCTTGCAAGAGTCGGGTCGCAGAAATTGCCATTCTCCGGACACCCCCCATCCCCTAAACGGGAAGCACGGGTGACACAACGCCCTCACGGCGCTGCGGAATCGCCCATTTCCGCGCAGGGAACCGCAGGGCCAACCAGTGCCTGGGAACCCCGGAGAACGCCATACAGGGCCGGGGCTGGCCCGTCCTGCAGGGAGTGCAGGAAAAGCACCCTATGAAGTGCGCAGGCGTGGCGGGGAGACGAGTGCGCACGCCGAGGGGCAGATGGCGCTCGAGCGGCGGCGACGGGCTGGCATGGCCCCGAACGCCCACCAGCGGACCACCAGCGGCCCGCCACGGCGTTCGCGCCTGTGCCATTGCCTGACACGCGCCCACAAGAAAGCCGCCCGTAGGCGGCTTGTGGTGGGCTGGAATGTGGGTGGGTTACGGGCTGGGCAGTCGGGAACGCGCCACGTCGAAGTAGTGGCCGGTCATCTCGATGCCGGTCCAGCTGTATCCCTCTGCATCCGCGGCTACCAGCGTGGTGCCGGAGCCGGCGAAGGGATCGAGGATGCGCCCGCCTTCTTCGCAGATCCGCACCAGCTGGCGCATGAGGTCGGTCGGCTTGCCGGTCATGTGGTGCTTGTCCAGCTTGCGGACCTTCTCCCGCACGACGCCAGGCAACACCGGCGCACGCCGGCCGAGGGGCATATGGCCCTTGCTACCCCACACGACGTACTCGGCTTGGTTGCGGAAGCGGCCGAGCTGCGGCCGCACGCCCTCGGTCTTGTCCCAGACCGCCACACCGCGCCAGGTGAAGCCAGCACACTGCAGGGCGTCGGTGGTCAGAGGCAGCTGCCGCCAGTCGGTGAACAGCAACACCGGGGCGCCCTCCTTCAGCACTCGGCTGCATTCGGCCAGCCACAGGCGCATCCATGCGAGGTGCGAGCGCTGATCGCGTTCGTCGCCGACAAAGTCGGCATGCAGCTGCGGGCCGTTGCTCTGCATGTACTTCACCTGGGGAGACTGCTGGCGGGACGCGGCATGCGTGCCACCGCTGGCATACGGCGGGTCAGTGATGAGGGCGTCGAAGCTGTTGGCCGGCAAGGTCGGCAGGACGGTCAGGGCATCGCCGTGGATCAGTTCGTTTTTCATGGGTAGAGCCTTCTTCGTGGTGTCGCTCGCGGCGATCCGTGGAGAGGCTCTGGGCCTTCATGTGGTTCATATCCCCACAACGGGGGCATTTCATCTGTAGGTCATAGTCGCCTGCAGCCTTGGCCAGCAGTCGGGCACAGGCGCCGCAGCGCAGGTTCTGGCGGCCGGTCATCACGCAGCTGCCCCCAGCTCGAAGGGGTTGAAGCGGATCACCTCATCGCCCAGCCATTCATTGAGCGCGGTCAACCGCGTCTGCAGGGGTGAAAGTTCCATCGCAGTCCACACGGTCGCCGCCTCGCGGATCGAGCCAAAGCCACCGCTGTTCTGCGGCACGATGCCAAGCAGCTGCGGCGGTGTCCGAAGGGACGCCAGCATGTCGTCGCGGGTCACGCTCTTGATGCCGGTGAATTCATCCTTTGCCGCAACCTCACTCACGGGAATCAGCTTCAATCCATCCTTGCTCCCGCCGGGCGAGTGCAGGAAGAGGTTGCGGAAATTGCCCGGGCCGCGCGACTCGCGCAGGGCGTTTCGGATTTCGTCCACATTTTCCTTCTCGGTCAATGAGTCGGTCAGATACAGAATGAAACCCGCGTGTGAACCGTTGTTGTAATACTTCCGGCGGAACAGCGTCGCCGATTCGTTCAGCAGGGCCGACTGAACTGCCGGCATCCATTCCGGTAGCCCGTAAATCTCCTGGTCAACATCGGCCTCGCGCAGCTGGAACACATCGCCGCGAGCAAACTCATGCTCGATCTGACCGGCGCGGATCTGGAAGAACTCGCCGGGCTCCACGCCTCGGCGCATGTACTTTGCCAGCGGCACCGCCAGGGAGTGATTGACACCGGACATAGCGCGGCGGCGCTCAACGTAAGCCATGCCGAAGGTGATGTAGTCCAACGCCAGCTGTGCGAATGCCTCGCGGCTGAGCAGCCTGTTCGGGCGGTACGTGCTGACCAGCATGTTCCGCTTGAAGGTCAACCCGCTGTGCAGATAGGGATTGGCGCGAGTGGTGCGAGACAACCCGTGCAGATCCACCGGCGGTTCGAAGTACCGCCCGTTGCGCCAGCATTCGAGGTAGTCGAGGATGCCGCGCGAGTCCAGCACTGGCGTAGGGTCACCAAAGGTGAACGCCTCGACGCCGGCAGGCGCGGTCGCAGTAGCGCCCTGGTCAGAGTGAGTCATCAGAAAATCTCCATGGAGCCGCTCGCAGCGGCGCCGCCTTCAAGCGGTTCGTTCTGCAGCGCGTGCATGAGTGCCCACGCCAGATCGGCGTGGCCTGTGGTGCGCGAACGCCCGGCCGTGTAGGTGACCTGGCGCCCGCTCGGTGTAATGGTTTTCTGGATCGCCAGCAGCGATTGCGTGAGGTCGGTCCAGCCTGCGTCGTATTCCAGACGCTCGTTCTTGATGACATCGAACGCCTTCAACACCAGCCGGGTCTTCACCTCGGGGGAGTAGTTGAAAATCGTCACACCGGGGAAGAACTGGCGCACCAGCTGGGCCACGCCGGTGCCCATGCCGGTTGCGTCGATACCGATGTAGGTCACCCAATAGCGCATTGTGATCTGCTGGATAAATGCCGCCTGTGCAGCAAAGTCCATGCCCTTAAACTGATGGCGTTCCAGCACGCGGAACTTGCCACCCGGCACCAACGGCGGAGCCACCACCACGATGCCGGCACTATCGCCTGTCTCTGCAGGGTCATATCCGATCCACACCGCGCGGTCGCCGTAGGGGCGAAGTGCCAGCGGCTTGAAGTCGTCGGCCCACTCCACCCAACTGTCGACCTGGCACGGCTGCAGCATCGTGAGCGGGAAAATGCTGGCGCTGTCGTCCACGAACTCGCACATCAGCAGATTGGCGAATTCCTCGGCGCTGTACTCGCGGCGCAGTTCCTCAATATCGAACAGATCGCAGCCCCGGCCGGCCGCATCCAGCACGGTAACGATCTGGCGCCAAATAGCGTCCTCGCAGCGGCGACCGCCCATCAGGCGCGCATGGCTCACGTCCAGCTGGATCTGCTGGGACACTGGCCGGCCCTTGTTTAAGCGGTCACCCGTCCAGAAATCGAATGCTTCGTGCGCCATCGTGGACGGCGTGCTGAAGTAGGTCTTGTGCCACTTCGTGTGCATCGCCATACCGCTGGCGACTTTGTTCAGTTCTTTGAATCCGTGGGTCCAGAAGAATTCGTCGAAGTAGAGATTGCCGTGGTAGCTCTGCGCGGTGCGGGCATTCGTACCGAGGAAGTACAGCTCGGCACCGTTGGCCAGGGTGATCGGATCACCAGTCAGATCCCGGTCCAGCACTTGGCGCACAAAGCCACGCATATAGCCCAGGAAAACGTGCGCCTGGCTCTTGGAAGCGCTCAGGAATATCTGGTTGCGGCCCGTAGTCAGCGCATCAATCAGCGCCTCGCGGGCGAAGTAGTACGTGGCACCGATCTGGCGCGACTTCAGGATGATGCGCGTGCGCTCGTTGCGCGCCCGATACCAATCCCGTTGGTAGTCGAAACACCCATCCACGAACGCCGTTTGCAGGCGCTCGATCTCTTCCTCGCTGAACTCGTTCTTGCGTGCCTTCTTCTTCGGTGCCGCGTTGCGGTTGGCCACCGCAGGATTCAAATCGCCCTCGTTGCCGCCGCCCTGGTAGCGCTGGATGCGGGCCTGCCGCTCAAGCTGGCGGTGCAGCAGATCAATCTCTTTGAAGTCGCCGCCGGTCTTGCCTTCCTTGTGGATCAGAATGGCCAAGCGCGCTTCCAGTGCACCGCCGATGCGTTCCACAGCGTCTGCGCGGTCCCATTCGTCGCGCGCCTTCCAGCTGTGGATCGTCTTCTCTTTCTCGCCGATCAGGCTGGCGATATCGCACACGCGCCAGCCCATCCAGTACAGGAACTTGGCTTGGCGTCGTGGATCGACGTGGAGTTTTTCGGCTACGCTGGTCACGTGAACAGGTTGCCCGTCGCCACGCGCGCGCGACACGAAAAACCCCCGTAATACAGGCGCTTACACACTCCACGCGTTGCTGCAACTTCGCCCTCATTCGACCATGGGTCATCGCATCGAGAACCGATGCGCACTGACACCAGCAGAGGGTGAAATGGCCGGTAAGACCGACAAAAAGAAGCTGCGTTCCAAGTTCTTCCGCGTCGCCGTCGAGGGCGCAACCACCGACGGCCGTGTGATCGAGCGTCAGCACATCACCGATATGGCGGCGTCCTACGATCCGCAGCTGTACGGCGCCCGCATCTGGGTGGAACACATGCGCAGCCTGATGCCGGACGGCCCATTCAAGGCTTTCGGCGACGTCCTGGCGGTGAAGGCCGAAGAGGTCGAAGTCGGCGGCGTGAAGAAGCTGGCCCTGTTCGCTCAGATCGAGCCGACCGACGCGCTGGTGGCCATGGTCAACAACGACAAGCAGAAGCTCTACACCAGCATCGAGATTGCGCCGAAGTTCGCCGACACCGGCAAGGCGTACCTGCAGGGGCTGGCTGTGACCGACACTCCGGCGAGCCTGGGCACGGAAATGCTGGCCTTCGCCGCGCAGCAGGGTGAGAAGAGTCCGCTGGCGGCACGCAAGCAGGCGCCGGACAACCTGTTCACGGCGATGGAAGAGACGGAAATCACGTTCGATGAAGTCAGTCAGCCGGCAGCGCGCCCGAGCAAGATGGCCATCCTGCTGTCGGGCATTGGCCTGCTGCCCAAGCTGGAGCCGGAGCCGCAGCAAGACCCCAATGCAGACCTCGGCAAGTTCGCCGACCAGCTGCTGGCCACCTTCACCGCGCAGGAAGAGCGCATCGAACAGCTGTCGGCGAAGAACGACGAACTGACGGCGAAGGTGAAGGCCCTCGGCGACCAGGTGGCCGGCTTCCGCAAGACGCTGGATGAGACCCCGCAGACGTTCAACAAGCGTCCGCCGATTTCCGGCAGCGGCGGCAACGTCGGCGACGCCACCGACTGCTGATTCCCACCGGCCCCCTACTTACGGAGCAACGCAATGCGTACCGAAACCCGCAACCAGTTCAACCAGTTCACCCGCCGCGTGGCGGAACTGAACAACGTCGAATCCGCAGCCCTGTCGTTCTCGGTCGAGCCGAGCGTGCAGCAGACCATCGAGCAGCGCATTCAGGAGAGCAGCGCTTTCCTGTCCGCCATCAACATGCCCGGCGTGATCGACCTCAAGGGCGAGAAGATTGGCGTGGGTGTGAGTGGCACCATCGCCGGCCGCACCGACACCAGCGGCAATGGCAAGCGTGAGCCGGCGGATGTGACCGCACTCGACAAGACCGGCTATGAGTGTGTGCAGACCAACTACGACACCGCCATCCCCTACGCACGCCTCGACGCGTGGGCACGTCAGAAGAACTTCCAGACCGTGCTGCGCGACGCGATCATCCAGCGCCAGGCGTTGGACCGCATCATGGTCGGCTTCAACGGCACCAGCATTGCACCGACCACCAACAGCTCCACCAACCCGCTACTGCAGGACGTCAACAAGGGCTGGTTGCAGAAGTACCGTGAGCATGCCGCCAAGCGTGTGCTGGCCAAGGGCAAGGCCGGCGACAAGATCGTGATCGGCGGTGCCGACAAGGCAACGCGTGACTACGCCAACCTCGACGCGCTGGTCATGGACGTGGTGTCCAACCTGATCGATCCCTGGCACCAGCAAGATCCGGCGTTGGTCGTCGTGCTCGGCCGCAACCTGGTGCATGACAAGTATTTCCCGATCATCAATCAGGACAACAAGCCCACCGAGCTGCTGGCCGCGGATCTGGTGCTGGGCACCAAGCGCATCGGTGGCCTGCAGCCGGTGGTTGTTCCCTTCATTCCAGCCGATGCACTGCTGGTCACTTCGCTGGACAACCTGTCCCTCTATTGGCAGATCGACGGCCGCCGTCGCTACATCAAGGAAGAGCCGGAGAAGAACCGCGTGGCGAACTTCGAGTCGTCCAACGATTGCTACGTGGTCGAGGACTACGGCCGTGGCGCGGTGGTTGAGAACATCAAGGTCGAGGACTGAGGCCATGGCCGACAGCCCCGCCAAGCGGCACCTGCAGCGCGTTGAGGCCGAGGAAGCGGCCAAGCGCGCAGCGGGCGGCAACCTGATGGAAGGCACGCCGATCTATCAGCAGACCTTGCTGCAGCTGGCCACCGACCGCGCTCGACTGAAACAGATCCAGTCGGGCCAGGCCAAGGGCCAACTCAAGGCCGCACTGCTGCCGACCTACGACGCCTACATCGAGGGCGTGCTCGCCGCCGATGCCGGTGGCCAGGACGACGTGGTGTCCACGCTGATGCTGTGGAACATCGACGCAGGCCTGTACGACGCGGCGCTGAACATCGCCGCCTACGTGCTGGCACACGGCCTGACGATGCCCGACCGTTTCGAGCGCACTGCCGGCTGCGTCGTTGCCGAGGAAATTGGCATCGCCGCGCTCAACGCGTTGAAGACGGGTGCAGGGTTCGACCTGGGCGTCCTGAACCGGGCCGTCGAAGTAACCAAGGGCCACGACATGCCCGATCAGGTCCGCGCCCGACTGCTACTGGCCCGCGCTCGCTGCTTGCTGCCAGAGGACCCCGACGCCGCGCCGCTGGATGCGGAGGCTATCGGCCAGGCCGTTGACGATCTGCGCGAGGCCATCCAGCTGCACGACAGCTGCGGCGGCAAGGAAGACCTCAAGCGCGCCGAGCGCTTGATGAAGAAGTTAGAGGCCAGTCAGTCCAACGACTGACCTCACACCGAGCGTACCCCGCAACCCCGCCGGCTCGGGGCCGATCACCAAGACCTCTCTCCCTTGGTGTGACGCCCCGACCACCGGCGACCTACGAGGCCACCATGAGCAGCTTTGTTGCCAACGCATCACCTGCCACCAAGCAGCCCAACGTCACCGCCGGCGCGTTCTGGCCGGAGATCGACGTGGTTGCGCTGCGTGAGGCGATCCGCGTCCCCGGCGACATACCGGCGCCCCGGATGCGCAGCACCGTGGTGTCGGCCGTCATGGACGTAACGCGGGAACTGGAAGCGTGGCAGGCCGGCAAGGAAGCCGCCGGCTACGCCACCTTGGCCGACGTGCCGGCACAGGTGATCGACGGCAGCACACGCCTGGTGCATCTGTTTCTGCGCGCGGTGGGCTGCGCCACCGCTGTCGAACTGCACGAACGCTACCGCTCCTATGACGCCACCGCACAGGGCAACCAGCGTGCGGAGGAACTGACCCCGACCATTGATGAGATCCGCCGCGATCTGCGCAACGCCATTTGCGACCTGCAGGGCTTGCCGCGCGTCACCGTGGAACTGATCTGATGCGCGTCGTCTCGATGCAGGGCGACACGCTCGACGCGCTCTGCCACCGGCACCTGGGCACCACCGCCGGCATGGTCGAGAAGGCGCACGCCCTGAACTACGGCATCAGCCTGCATGGGCCGGTCCTGCCCATCGGCACTGTCGTGGAGCTACCCGACGTACCCGCACCGTCCACCGGCGCCGCGATGCGCCCCCTTGTTCAGCTATGGGATTGATGATGACCGAACCAACCTCTACCGGCAGCATGGCAGCATTGGCAACAGGGGTCGGCCTTGCGTCGATCCTGCCGGGGATCCAAACCGATGCCTTCTTGGGCGCGTTCGCCGGCGCCACCCTGTTCGTCGTGTCGGCCAAGAACCTGCCGATCTGGAAGCGCCTGGTGTATCTGGCCATCAGTGTCGTGGCCGGCTACCTGGGCGGTACCGAGGTGATGCAGCGCTTTGGCGTGGTGTCCACCGGCCTTGCCGCGTTCATCTGCGCAGCGGTCATCGTCACCCTGACCCTGAGCCTGATCGAGCGCAGCCGCACCGCTGATGTGACCCGTCTGCCGCGTGGAGGCTCCGATGGCTGAGTTCCTGACCACCGCCACGCTGCTGTGCAGCCTGGCCATCTGCATCCGCCTGCTGACCTACCGGCCAGCCCCCGGCGCCAACCACCGCCCTGCCATCGCCTGGTGCGCATGGTTGCTGATCGCCGCCACCGGCGGCCAGGCGCTGCAGATCGTGCTGCAGGGCGCCCGTTCCCACGCCACCGTCTGGCAGCTGCTGCTACTGCTGGTCCTGCTGGTGGCCACCTATCGTTCGCGCGGAAACGTCGCGCACCTGTTCGGGAGCAACTGACGTGCTGACCGCCCCACAACTGGCGCAGATCATGCAATGCCCGCTCCCCCGCGCTCAGCGCTGGGTGGCGCCGTTCAATGCGGCCATGAAGCGCTTCGGGATCAACACCCCCTTGCGCGCCGCGTACTTCCTCGCACAGGTCGGCCACGAAAGCCTGAGCCTGTCGCGCGTGGAGGAATCGCTCAGCTACAGCCGCGAGCGCCTGCTCGAAGTGTTCGGCAAGTACGTCGAAGGCCCCGAGGCTGCCGCATTCGTCCACCAGCCGGCGAAGCTGGGCAACCGCGTCTATGCCAACCGCAACGGCAACGGCAATGAGGCCAGCGGCGACGGCTACGCCTATCGCGGGCGCGGCCCGATGATGCACACCGGCCGGGGCAACTATCGCCACATCGGCCAGCTGATCGGCCAGCCGCTGGAAGAATTGCCCGCCCTGCTGATCGAGCCGGAAATCGGCGCCATGGCAGCGGCCGCGTTCTGGCACGACAACCGCCTCAACACCTACGCGGACCAGCGCGACGTGCTGAGCGTCAGCCGCGTGGTCAACCTGGGCAACGCCCGCAGCCGTGCCACACCGAACGGCATGGCCGATCGCACCGCACGCACCAACCGCGCCCTGGCTGCGCTGGGCGCACGCTGATGCTCTACCGCGCCCTTGCCATCGTGGCCTTGATCGCCGCCACCGCCGGCCTTTTCAGCTGCCAGCAGGCGCGCGTGAACCGCGCAACTGCCGCGCTGGACCGCGCCAACGCCGCCCTGGTCAGCGCCAACGCCGAGAAGAAGGATCTGGCCGGCAGGCTGGAACTGGCACAGGGCACCACCCGCGTCGTGACCGAGTACGTGGACCGCGTACAGGTGGTACGCGAGCGCGGCGACACCATCACCAAAGAGGTTCCCGTCTATGTCACCCCGACTGCTGATGCCGCTTGCGCTGTGCCTGTTGGCTTCGTGCGCATCCACGACGCCGCTGCGGCAGGCACCGCCCCCACCGGAACTGCCGGCGATCCTGATGCGCCCGCTGCCGGCGTTACGCTCTCTGCCGTCGCCGAAACTACCGCAGCCAACTACGGCCAGTACCACGCCGCCGCCGAGCAGGTGACCGCGCTGCAGCAGCTGGTCGCCCAGCTGCACACCGCCCTGGCCGAGTGCGCGCGGCGATGAAGAAGCCCCAACTGCTCCGCCAGCACCTGGTCGCGGCGATGCCGTCGCTCGCCGTCGATCCGGAACGCCTGTTGGTGTTCGTGGACGACGGCGGGCTGGTGGCCAGCTTCACGGCTGGCCTGTCCTTCCAGTACCGCTACACCCTCGAACTGATCCTGCGCGACTTCGCCGGAGCGCCCGAGGCCGTCATGGTGCCGCTGCTGCAGTGGCTGACGCGGCACCAGCCCGATCTGCTGGCCAACCCCGACAACCGGGAAAAGCTGGCCTTCGAGGTGGACGTGCTGAGCGATACCGTGGTCGATCTGGCCATCCGGTTGCCGCTGACCGAGCGCGTGCGCGTCGTGCAGGACGACGCTGGTGTGTTCCAGCTGCAGTACCTGCCCGAGCCGCGCGCCGAATGGGAACACCGGCACACGCTCGCTGGTGGCCCGCTGACGGCCGACGGTGAAGTCCTGGGCACCCTGCCGGCGATCACCGAATGACTGAGGATCTGCAGCGCCTTGAGGCATGGGTGGCGCCGCTGCTGCAGCAGCTGAAACCTGCCCAGCGCAGCCAGCTGGCCCGCAAGGTCGGCACCGCCGTGCGGCGCTCGCAGCAAAAGCGCATCGCAGGCCAGCAGAATCCCGATGGTTCCCCGTTCGCCGCGCGACGCAACGCGCCGCCTCGCCGGGCCAAAGCCGGCCGCATCAAGCGCGGCGCCATGTTCGGCAAGATCCGGCAGGCCAAGCATCTGCGCGTGCGGGGCAGTGCCAGTGAGGCGGCAGTGGGCTTCGCCGGCCGCGTCTCTCGCATCGCCCGCATTCACCAAGAAGGCCGCACCGATTCCGTCAGCAAGGGCGGACCCCGCGTCACCTACGCGCGGCGCGTGCTGCTTGGCTTCACCACTGCCGACGAACAGCTGATACGCGAGCTGATCCTCGATCACCTGCACACGCTGTAGCGTAAGCGGCTGCGCTACACGCCGCATTCCACGGCCTCGCGCGCGCGCGATGGGAATCTGGACCGGACCCATCAGCCGGTGCATCCGTGTCCTCATTTACCGCCATCGAAGTCGATAAGCTGCCGGCGCCGGATATCTTCGAGCAGCGCACGTTCGAGGCCATCTTGGCCGAGCGCCTGGCCGAGTTCCGGCGCCTGTGTCCCGATTACACCGCCCTGGTCGAATCTGATCCGGTGATGAAGCTGCTGCAGGCCAGCGCCTACCGCGAGCTGGTGCTGCGTGAGCAGTTCAACCAACGCGCGCGCGGCCTGCTGCTGCCCTACTCCAACGGCGCCGATCTGGACAACCTCGCTGTGCCGTTCGGCGTCCAGCGCAAGCTGCTGACCCCGGCTGATCCCAAGACCAACACGCCCGCCGTCTACGAGAACGACACCGCGTTCCGCCGCCGCATCCAGCTGGCACCGGAAAGCCTGTCGGTGGCCGGCCCCGAGGGGGCCTACATTTTCCACACGCTGTCGGCGCATTCCGACGTGCTCGATGCGAGCGTGGCCAGCCCGTCGCCTGGCAAGGTTGTGGTCACGGTGCTGTCGCGCCAGGGCAACGGTACACCGTCGGCGTCGCTGTTGAAGACCGTCGAAGCTGCGCTGCTCAACGACAACGTGCGCCCCCTGACCGACTACGTGACCGTAGCCCCGGCCATCGTGAAGCCCTTCGAGATCCGGGCGCGGCTGGTGACCTTCAACGGACCCGACAGCGCCCTGGTGCTGGCCGAGGCGCGTCGCCGCGTGTCGCTGTTCCTGCAGCAGACACAGCGCCTGGGCCGCGACGTGCCGCTGTCGGCGCTCTACTCCGCCCTGCACGTCGATGGCGTCCACCGCGTGCAGCTGCAGATGCCCACGGCAGATATGCCGGTGGACGCGCAGTCGGCACCGTACTGCACCAGCGTGGTGATCGAACACGGCGGCACCGATGCCTGACGCCACCACCCTACTGCCGCCCAACTCAACTCGGCTGGAACGCGCTGTGGAGCGCGCTGACGCCCAGCTGTCGGCGGTGCCCATGGTTCACGACACGCTCTGGAACCCGTGGAACTGTCCGGCCGAGTTCCTGCCGTTCCTCGCGTGGAGCGTGTCGGTGGACACCTGGGACAGCAACTGGCCAGAGCGCATCAAGCGCGCACGCATCGCCAGTTCGTTCCAGATCCAGCGCCACAAAGGCACCGCCAAGAGCATCGCCGACCTGATCGCCAGCTTTGGCGGTCAGATGCAGATCCGCGAATGGTGGCAGACCACACCACAGGGCGAGCCGCACACGTTCAACCTGTTTTTGACCATCAGCGGCGACGGCGGCCAAGAGTCGTCAGCCGAGTTCGTCCACCAGATCGTGGACGCGGTGAACCGCACCAAGCCCGTGCGCTCGCACTTCACTTTCACCCAAGGCATTCAGGCCGACAGCCAAGTCGCAACCGTCGCAGGTGCCCAAGCGGCGGTCTACCGCCGCCTGACGATGACCGGAGATTGACCCCCATGCGCATGAAGATCACCAACGCCGGCCGCGCCAAGCTGGTCAACGGCACCAACACCGGCACCAACACGGTGCTGATTTCCCACATCGGCCTCACTGCTACTGCGTTCACGCCGACCGCTGCCATGACGCAGCTGCCGGGCGAGTTTAAGAGGATGACCAGCTTCGGCGGCGATGCGGTTGCGGCCGATACGATTCACGTCACCCTGCAGGACAGCGGAACCGACAAGTACCAGCTGCGCGGCTTCGGCCTGTATCTGGCCGACGGCACACTGTTTGCCGTCTATGGCCAGGCCGAGGCCATCATGGAGAAGGCGAACATTTCCACGCTGCTGCTTTCGGCCGACGTGGTGTTCGCCGATATCGACACGGCGCAGATCAAGTTCGGCAGCACGCAGTTCCTGAACCCGCCGGCTACGGAATCGGTCGCGGGCGTAGTCGAGTTGGCAGACGGCCCCGAGACCATCGCGGGCGCGGACGCGGTGCGCGCAGTGACCGCTCGCGGACTGAAAGCCGCCCTGGACGACCGCTTCGGCGCCAACGCACCGACGCCGTTCGTCAAGACGGTACTGGCGCTGGCCACGGCCGCGGCTATCCGCGCCAGCCTCGAACTGAAAGGCGCCGCGCTCAAGGATATGGGCCACGGCAAGGGACTGGACGCCGACACGCTCGACGGCATGCACGCTGCCGACTTCCCGCAGGTGGGGAAGGTCCAGACCTTCGATGCAATCCCTGGCAACTCGAACCAGATCCGATGGATCAAGCTGGGCACGCTGCCGTGGCGCGGCGCCGCCGCGAGCATCCTGATGCTCGAAATCACCAACGGCGCCATCGGCAGTCCGCGCTATGTGTGGGAGCAGATCGCCGCCTCGACGCGCACCTACAGCGAGACGACCACGGTACTGACGCAGGCCCTGGTCGATGCCATGGTTCACCAGACGCGCACCGGCCTTGGCGATGCGCTCGACCGCCCATCCCGATTCGGCCTCACCCTGACCACGGATAGCGCCGGCAAATCCACCGGCGTCGAACTGTGGATGCAGCAGCGCGAGTACAACCAAGGCCATGCCGTGCGCGTCGTGAACGCGACGGGTGCAACGTTCAACGGCGTTGGCGCGTATGTAACCACTGAACCGGACGGCATCATCTATGCGACCGCGCAGCCGCTGGCCTACGTCAGCGATCTGCGCAAAGTGATCGACGCGACCGAAAACCGCTGGGGACGCCGCCAGACGTTCGCCCTGGGCGCTTCGCTGGCTGACGATCAAACCCTCGACTTGGGGACCGCTGGCGGCGCGCTCCGCGGTAGTGCCGTTGGCAGCGTGGTGCTGTCTGCCGCTGCCGGTAGCGAGGGCGGCTTCGTCTACCTGCGCCCCAATGGCAACACCAGCACGGCCGGCCAGCTGGTGGTCTACAAGAACGGCGTGGCGGAGATGGCGGGCGCGCGCATCGGAGCCGCCTCGGGTGACGGCAGCGTGCTGCTTGAGCTGTATTCCCAGCGCCCTTGGCAGTTCAAGCAGGGCGGGGTCGATGGCACCACGGGTCTCGAACTCCACGACGCCACCGGTGGTAAGGAATTCCGCCTGACCAACACGGCGAATCCCAACAAAATCATCTTCAACCCGACAGGCAGCTGGATCAACGCCGCTGACTTCCGGGGCAAGCTGACGGGCAACGCGGACACCGCTACCAAACTGGCAGCGCCGCGCGCCATCAATGGGACCAACTTCGACGGGTCGAACGGGATCACCACGGCAACGTGGGGTACTGCGCGCACCATCCAGATCGGTGATGCGTCCAAGTCAGTGAATGGCGGGTCGAACGTAGCGTTCACACTGGCCGAGATTGGCGCCGGCTCCGCAGCCGACGTAGCCGCGCGCGTCGCCTATCTCACCCCGACCAACAATGACGACAGCTGGCTGGATACGTGGAACGTCCTGCGTATCAACCGGCAGAGCAGCGCCTCGCCTACCACTATGCCGGCGCAGTACACCATTGCCTGGTCCCTGCCCAGCTATGACAACGCCCGTGGCCTCGCCCTTGCCGCCGACTACGGTAGTGGCAACCGGTTCTGGTTGCGATCCCGCCGCGACACCGCGCCTGCCGACCAGCGCTGGAAGGCGTGGGCGGAATTGTGGACCGATGCGAACTTTAATCCTGGCGACAAGCTGGATCGCGCCGGCGGCACCGTCACTGGTGCCCTCGTCGTCAACCAAGGCGTGACGGTGCGGTCCACGATTGGCCTTGACTACATCGGGGCCAAGTCCCGGCTGATGATCCGCGATTTCGACGGGAGCGGCGGAGTCACCATCGATGCGGTAACACTGGCCAACAGCGCCTATGCGCCGCTCTACCTGGGTGGCACTGATCTGCGGTTCAACGGCCAGTCTGTGTGGCATGGCGGGAACTTTGCGCCCAGCACCAAGGCCAACCGCATCCCCGGTCAGGTCATCATGTTCGCCGGCAAGAGTGCCCCCGCAGGCACGTTGCTGTGCAACGGCGCTGCCGTGTCCCGAACCACCTACGCGGATCTGTTCGCAGCCATTGGCACGCTCTACGGCGCCGGCGACGGTGCGACCACGTTCAACCTGCCGGCGATGGGTGATGGCACCGTCGTAACCCATACCAACAGCGCCGATGCCGTTGGCGGTTTCACCGAGGGCGAGGTGATCCGACACGCCCACACCGCCAGTTCGACCAGCGCCGGGACGCACAGCCACACCATCAGCGTTGGCGCCGGCGGCGCACACTCGCACGGGGCGAGCGCAAGCGCTGTGGGCGATCACGCGCACGGCGCTTGGACCGACTCGCAGGGCCACCACGCGCACACGGGCGGCACCTCGGCGGCAGGCGAGCACAACCACGTCGTGCCATTCGGCGAAAAGATGACCTATCCGTGGGGCACCTACGGGAATCAGGATCAAGCAGGTGTGCGCGCCAGCGGTATTGACTACGACAACAGCTGGCCCTACTCCAATGCGGCCGGCTCGCACACCCATGCGTTCAGCACTGACGGCGCGGGTGCCCACTCCCACAACGTCAGCATGAACGGCGCCGGCAACCACACCCACACCATTTCCGTTGCACAGGTAGGCGATCACGGTCACAGCGCGTCGGCAGCGGATGCTGGCGCACACAGCCACGCGGTGACGGTGAACAACACCGGCGGCGACCGCAACCTGCCGGCCGGTCTGCGAATGCTGTACTGCATCACCTACTGAGGAACGGAGCATGTCCAACGAACCCCGCTTTGCCCACGCCTTCGATCCCGCCACCCGCGCCTATATGGGGCCCGTGCGCCTGCAGCCCTCGCCCGATGGCATCTGGCACCTACCCGATAGCACCGTGGACGTGGCCCCGGCGCAGGCCACGGGCCCGTGCCAGGCGTTGCGCCTGGCTGATGACGGGAGCCGCTGGGAGCTGGTGGCCGACTTCCGCAACCGCATGCTGTGGGATACGGGCACTGCAATGCCCGTTCCCAACCGCCTGTCCCTCGGCGAACCTCTCCCGAAGGGTGTCACGCTGGCAGAGCCGATCCGTCTCGACGGCACCACGCCGCACTGCAACGCATGGGACGCCGTTCGAGGCGAGTGGACGCTGCAGCCCGATTACAGCGGCCGCGCGATCTGGAACAAGGCCGATGGGGGTTTCGCGCCGCCCCTGCAGCGCGGCCAGCCGCTGCCCGACACTCTGACCGATCACGCTCCACCCATGGAGCGCAGCGGCCCGATCACCTATGACGACAGCGAGGGCGCGTGGGTAGCGGCGGCAACCAGCAACGAGCTGGCAGCACGGCCAGGGTGATGCGGAACAAACGCACGGCGGGGCGATCCGTCCGGCCCCCGTTGTAACGGCCCCATCTACCGCCCGCGCCCCGTGCGCGCGCGAGGGACCGCCGGGAACATGGGTGCATGGATAGCGCCCTGCCCCAACAGATCAACAACCTGCTGCGCGACGGCGTGGTGACCGAGATCGATCACACCCGGCACTTGTGCCGCGTGCAGACGGGCGAAGCGCACACCGACTTCCTGCCGTGGTTCAGCGCCGCCGCCGGCGAGCTGCGCACCTGGGCACCGCCGAGCAGCGGCGAGCAGGTGGCGCTGCTGTGCTGCGACGGCGACCTGGCCAACGCCATCGTGCTGCGCGGCCTGTACTGCGAGCAGTACCCGGCGCCATCGAACAACGCCAGCCTGACCCTGATCCAGTTCAAGGATGGCGCCGTGGTCAGCTACGACCACGATGCGCACGCCCTGTCGGCGGTGCTGCCGGCTGGTGGAACCCTGGCCATCACCGCCGACGGTGGAACCACGATCACCGGCCCGGTGACGATCAAAGGCGCCACCAGCATCGAAGGCAACGTGACGATCACCGGCAAGGCGGAGGTGTCCGACGACGTAACCGCCGCCGGCATCAGCCTGACCAAGCACAAGCACCCCGGCGTGCAGCCGGGCGGTGGCAACACCGGGGCGCCGGCATGATCGGCATGGACGCACGTAGCGGCGCTTTCAGCGATGACCTGGCACACCTGCGCCAGTCCATCGCCGACATTCTGACCACCCCCATTGGCTCGCGCGTGCAGCGCCGTGAGTACGGCTCGCTCCTGCCGGAGCTGATCGACCAGCCGTTCAACGACGAAACCCGACTGCGGCTGTTCGGCGCCACTGCCACCGCGCTGATGCGCTGGGAGCCGCGCATCAGCCTGACCCGCATCGACCTGGCCCACGGCGACGTGGCCGGCTCCTTCGTCCTCGACCTGCAGGGCCAGCTGGCCACACCGAGCGGCGCATCGCGCAACACCCGCCTTTCCGTACCACTCCGCTTTCACACCCCCTAACCGAAGGAGAAGCCCATGGCCGCCAACGGCTACCATCACGGCGTACGCGTCATTGAAATCAACGGCGGCACGCGCCCGATCCGCACCGTCTCCACCGCCGTGATCGGCGTTGTCTGCACCGGCGAGGATGCGGACAAGGACGCCTTCCCGCTGGACCGGCCGGTCCTGATTACCGACGTGCTGAGCGCTGTCGGCAAGGCCGGCAAGACCGGCACCCTGCGCGGCACGCTGCAGGGCATCGCCGACCAGGGCAACCCGATTGTGGTTGTGGTGCGTGTTGCCAACGCCGGCAATGACACCGACACCACCGCCAAGGTCATCGGCGCCGCCGAAGGTGGCCGCTACACCGGCCTGCATGCGCTGCTGGTGGCACAGGCCCAGCTGGGCGTGCGTCCGCGCATCCTGGGCGCGCCGGGGCTGGACACCCAGCCGGTCACCGCAGCTCTGGCCATCGTCGCCAAGAAGCTGCGCGGCATGGTCTACGCCAGCTGCGCCGCCAGCGCCAGCGTGCCGGAAGCCATCGCCTACCGCGAGGAGTTCGCCGACCGTGAGGTGATGCTGATCTATCCCGACTTCATGGCCTTCAACACCGCCACCGCATCCACCGGCATGGCCTACGCCGTCGCCCGTGCGCTGGGCGTGCGCGCCATGACCGACCAGCAGCAGGGCTGGCACAAGTCCATCTCCAACGTGCCCGTGGCAGGCGTGACCGGCATCAGCCGCGACGTGCATTGGGATCTGCAGGACCCCAACACTGACGCCGGCCTGCTCAATGCGGGCGATGTGACCACCCTCATCAACTCCAACGGCTACAAGTTCTGGGGTTCGCGCACCTGCAGCGATGACCCGTTGTTCCAGTTCGAGACGGCCACCCGCACCGCGCAGATCCTGGCCGACACCATCGCCGAGGCCATGGAGGTCTACATCGACAAGCCGCTGCATCCGTCGCTGATCCGTGACCTGCTGGAAAGCATCAATGCCAAGTTCCGCGAGCTGGTCTATGCCGGCTATCTGATCGGCGCCAACGCCTGGTACGACGCAGCCGCAAATGCCTCGCAGGCACTGGCCGGCGGCCAGCTGGTGATCGACTTCGACTACACCCCGGTGCCGCCGCTGGAAAACCTGCAGCTGAACCAGCGCATCACCGACCGCTACTTCTCTGACTTCCCGGCCCGCATCAGCGGCTAAGGCCGCATAAGGAACCCATGCCATGGCTCTGCCCAGCAAGCTGAAAAACCTCAACCTGTTCAACGATGGCCTGAGCTACCTCGGCCTTGTCACCGAGTTCAAAGTACCCACGCTGACCCGCAAGATGGAGGAGTACCGAGCCGGTGGCATGCTCGGCCCCATCGAAATCGACCTGGGCCAGGAGAAGATCGAGGCCGAGTGGAAGTGCGGCGGGCTGATGCTCGACGTGCTGCGCCAGTACGGCGCCGTTTCCCACAACGCCGTGCAGCTGCGCTTTGCGGCGGCCTACCAGCGCGAGGACACCGGCGAGGTGGATGCGGTCGAGATCGTCATGCGCGGCCGCCACTCCGAGATCGACGCCGGCACCGGCAAGGTAGGCGACGACACCGAGTTCAGCGTCAAGACCTCGGCCAGCTACTACAAGCTGTCGATCAACGGCCGCACGGAAATCGAAATTGACCTGGTGGGCATGGTCTTCATGGTCAACGGTGTTGACCGCCAGTCCGCCATCCGCCGCGCTATCGGCGCCTGATCCCATCCCCCCAATGCCCAGCCGCTCTCACGGCTGGGCCAACCCTGTGAGAGATGCACATGAATACCGAATCCAACACCAGCACCACCGCCGACGAACCCACCGGCACCAACGTGATCGTGCTCGAAACACCCATCCAGCGCGGTGAGCAGGTGATCCGCTCTGTCCGTCTGCGCAAACCGACCGCCGGCGACCTGCGCGGCATCAAGCTGTTCGACCTGGCGCAGATGGACGTGACTGCACTGACCACGGTCCTGCCGCGCATCAGCCAGCCGATTCTGACCACCGCCGACGCCGGCAAGCTGGAACCGGCCGACCTGATCGAGATCGCCCGCGTCATCGGTGATTTTTTCGTGCCGAAAGCGGAGAAGGAATCCCAGCCTGCGTAGAGGATCTGATGGCCGATATCGCGGTGATTTTCTCCTTCACCCTCACTGAGCTATCGGCCCTTTCCCTGTCTGAACTGATCCAGTGGCGCCAGCGCGCCTATGACCGAAGTGGAGCCCAGCAGTGATACAGTCCGCCCATGGACACCCTTATCGCCATCGTCTTTGTGCTGTTCCTGCTGGCTTCGGTCGGCGGGCTGCTGCTGTGGGCGTTCAGCGCTGGATGCCGCTTCCTGGCCGCGCTGGTAGCCGACCCTACGGACACCACGACGCCGTAACACCTGCATCGGTTGTCGTCGCATGAGCGGCGGCAACCTTCGCCTGCAGGTGGTGCTGGAAGCGCTCGACCGCGCCAGCGCCCCGTTCAAGAAGGTCATGGCCGGCAGCAAAGGCCTGTCCACCGCTCTGCAGGAGCAACAGGCCAATCTGCGCCGCCTCAATGCCGCCCAGCGTGACGTTGCGGCCTTCCGCCAGCAACAGCAGGCGGTGCGCGCCACCGAACAGAGCCACCTGGCCGCGCAGCTGCGCGTTGCCGCGCTGGCCCGCCAGATCAAAGAGGCTGGCTCCCCCACCCGCAAACTGAGCCGCGAGTTCGCACAGGCCAAGGCTGCAGCAGCACAGCTCAAGGGACAGCACCAGCAGCAGTCGGTCGAGCTGCAGCGCCTGCGTGGCAGTTTGGACCGCGCCGGCATCAGCACGCGGCAGCTGGGAACGCATGAGCGCAAGCTGCGCGGCGAAATCGCCGCCGTCTCGACTCAGATGGAGGCCCAACGCACCCGCTTGGCCGCGCTCGACGCGGCGCAGGCGCGTAGCCGCAAGATCCACAGCGCAGGCATGAACGCTGCTGCCCATGGCACCGGCGTGGCACTGGCTGCGTTCGGCGCCCTGCGTGCACAGACGCTGCCCATCGCGCAGGCCATGAGCTTCGAGTCGGCGATGGCCGACGTGAAGAAGGTGGTGGACTTCGACACGCCCGAGGGCTTCCAGAAGATGGGCCGCGACATTGAGGAACTGTCGCGCCGCCTGCCCATGGTGCCCACCGACATCGCCAAGATCGTCGCCGCCGCTGGCCAGGCGGGCATCGCCCGCAACGAGCTGACTCGGTTCGCCGAGGACGCGGCCAAGATGGGCGTGGCCTTCGACACCACGGCCGAAGACGCCGGCCAGACGATGGCCACATGGCGCACCGCATTCCGCATGGGTCAGGACGACGTTGTCGTGCTGGCCGACAAGATCAACTACCTGGGCAACACCGGCCCGGCCAGCGTCCAGAAAATCAGCGAAGTGGTGAACCGCATCGGTGCGCTGGGCGAGGTGGCTGGCCTCGGCAGCGGCCCGCTGGCCGCGCTGGGCGCCACTGTCGCCGGCATGGGCATCGAGTCGGAAGTGTCGGCCACCGGCATCAAGAACATGCTGCTCACGCTGTCCTCGGGTGATGCAGCAACCAAGCGGCAGGTGGAATCGTTCGAGAAGCTGGGGCTGAAGGCGGGTGACCTGGCTCAGGCCATGCAGAAGGACGCCGGTGGCGCCATTCTCGACGTGCTGGAAAAGCTAAAGAAGCTGCCCAAGGCCGAGCAGGCGGCGACGATGACGCAGCTGTTTGGCCGCGAGTCGATCGGTGCGATCGCGCCGCTGTTGACCAACCTCGATCTGCTGAAGGAGAACTTCGGCAAGGTCACCGACGCGCAGCAGTACGGCGGCTCGATGAATGCCGAGTACGCCGCGCGCGTGGGCACGGCAGAGAACGGCGTGATCCTGCTCAAGAACAGCGCCACCGTGCTCGCCCAGCGCCTGGGTACGACCCTGCTGCCGACGGTCAAGGAGCTGGCCGCGCGCGTGGCCAAGGTCGCCGACCGGATGGCCGAATGGGTAACCAAGAACCCGCAGCTGGTGGCCACCATCGCCAAGCTGGCCATCGGCGGTACCGCCCTGGCCACCGTGCTCGGCGGCCTGCTGGTGGCCGGTGGCGTTGGCGCCATGGCGCTGACGCAGATCCACAAGGGCGTGATGCTGCTCAGTGGCGGCGGCGGCATCGGCCGGCTGGTTGGCCAGGTGCTGTCGCTGGGCGGCCGCGCGTTCCCGATGCTGCTCAATGTCGGCCGCATGCTGCTGCCGATGCTGGGCGGCATCAGCCTGCCGGTGCTGGCCATCGGCGCCGCCGTGGCCGTTGTTGCTGCGCTGGTGTGGAAGTATTGGGAGCCGATCAAAGCGTTCATGATCGGCGTGTGGCAGGGCGTGGTGGACGTTGTCAACCCGATCATGGCCGAGCTGATGACCGCGCTGGAACCGCTGGGCCCGGTGTGGGCACAGGTATCCGAAGCGATGGGCAAAGCCTGGGCATGGGTGCAGAAGCTGTTCACCCCGTTCAAGGCCACCAGCGAGCAGCTGCAGGGCGCCACCACGGCCGGCCGTGGCTTCGGCCAGGTGCTGGGTCAGGTGCTGACCGTGAACCTGCGCATGGCGGTGGTTGCCGTTGGGTGGCTGGTGAAGGCGTTCACCTTCATGCTGCCGATCATCAAGAACGCCGTCGGCGGCGCATGGACGTACCTGCAGGGCGCGTGGCAGCTGATCGTCGGCCTGTTCACCCTCAACGGCGACAAGATCCGCTCGGGTCTATCGACCATGTGGGAAGGCGCCAATCAGATCCTGCTCGGCTGGCCGGCAAAGATGATGCAGGCCGGCGTCGATATGGTGCAGGGGCTGATCAACGGCATCGTGTCCAAGGGCAGCGCGGCGATGGATGCGGTGGCGAACATCGCCTCGGGCGTGATGGATCGCTTCAAGGGTCTGCTGGGCATCCACAGCCCGTCGCGTGTGTTCGCGCAGTTTGGCGACTTCACCATGCAGGGGCTGGCCGGCGGTATCGACCGGAGCCAGGGCGAACCGCTGCAGCAGGTGACCAGCGTTGGCGACCGCATTACACGGGCGGGCGCCGGCATGGGCGAGCGCATGCAGCAGGCAGGCGTTGGCGGCACCAATGCATCGGCCGGCCGGCTTGACGAACTGCGCGAGCGGCGCATTGCGCGCGTGGGCACCAACGCCGATTCCGAACGCGCTACCGCCAGCCGCGACCATCTGCGTGCGGCAGCGATGGGCGGCGAACGCGTGGTGCAGATCAGCACCGGCATGACTCAGCGCATGCAGCCCACCGGGAGCGAAGGTGCCACCGCGCCCTCCCGCCTCGATGAACTGCGGGAACAGCGCATTGCCCGCCTGGGCAGCAAAGCCGACACCGCCCGCGCCACCGCCAGCCGCGACAAGCTGCGCCAGGCGTCGGCCGGATTCGCGCTGGGCGCCGCTGCGCTGCCCGTCATGGCCGCAGCTGCCCCGGTGGTTGCCCCGGCCGCTGCGCCGGCCGCAGCGGGCAGCACTGGCGGCCCCAGCTACACCATCAACATCCATCCGCCGTCCGGCGCCGACTCCCGCGAGATTGCGGATCTGGTGCGGCAGGCCATTGCACAGATCGAGCGCGACAAGGCCACCCGACGCGGTGCCCGGCTCAGCGACTGAGGACCACCACCATGATGATGACCTGGGGCACGTTCGTGTTCTCCCTCTCCACCGCCGCCTATGGCGAGCTGCAGCGCCAGATGACCTGGCGCCACGCCAGCAGTGAGCGCGTAGGCGCACGCGCGGCTCGGCAGTACGTCGGGCCGGGCGATGACACCATCAGCCTGCAGGGCACCATTGCGGGCGAGCTGGTGGCCGATCTGCAGGTGCTGGACAAGCTGCGCGAGCTGGCCGACCAGGGCAAACCGCAGGCGCTGGTGGAGGGCACGGGGCGCGTCTACGGCGCCTACCTGCTGACCAGCCTCAGCGAGACGCGACGCGAGCTGTTCAGCGACGGCACGCCGCGCCTGATCGACTTCCAGATGCAGCTGGAACGTGACGACGACGGCGCCAGCGAGGCCATCGCATGAGGGCCAGCCCGTACCCGATCCCCGCGTGGCGGGTGGTCCTCGACGGCAAGGATCTGACCGAACGGCTGGCGCCGCGCCTGCTGGATCTGTCGCTGACTGAGAGCCGTGGCGATGAAGCCGACCAGGTCGATCTGCGCGTGCATGACCACGACGGCATGCTGGCGCTGCCGCGCCGTGGCGTCACCCTGCAGGTGGCCATCGGCTACGAAGGTAGCGGCCTGTTCGACAAGGGCACCTTCAAGGTGGACGACGTGGAGCACAGCGGCTCACCCGACATCATCACGATTCGGGCGCGCTCGGCGGATCTGACAGGCGCCGTCCGCCGTCGCCGCGAGCGCAGCTGGCACGACACCACCCTGGGCGACATTCTCGGCGCCATCGCCGGCGAGCATTCGCTGCGTGCGTCAGTAGCCGCGGATCTGGCCAGCGTGCAGATTCCGCACCTCGACCAGGCCAACGAGAGCGATATCAACCTGCTGTCGCGCCTCGGCAAACGCTTCGACGCCGTGGCTACAGTGAAGGCCGGAACGCTGATCTTCGCCCCCATCGGCGCAGGCACCACGGCCAGCGGCCAGCCGCTGCCGGGCGTGCAGATCACGCGGGCATCGGGTGACCAGCATCGCTACAGCGTGGCCGACCGCGAGAAGTACACCGGTGTACGCGCCTACTGGGGCGACCGCCGCGCTGCGCGCCGCACCGGCGTGCTGGTGGGCACGTCCGAGAACGAAAAGAAGCTGCAGGCGACGTATGCCACCGCGCAGGAAGCGCGGCAGCACGCGGAAGCCGAGTTCAAGCGGTTGGACCGAGGCACCGCGCAGCTGAGCTACCGGCTCGCCGTCGGACGCGCCGATATCTACCCCGAGCAGACGGTGACTGTCAGCGGCTTCAAGCCGGAGATCGATGGCACCGACTGGCTGGTGGCCAAGGCCACCCACACCATCGACGGCAGCAGCGGATTCACCACCGCCTTAGAGCTTGAACGCGGCGGCGAAGCCAATTCAAAACCTTCGGCTTGAGGTAGCGGGTGGCAGCACCTGCGATCAAGAACAGCGCCGCATGCGGCAGGGTCGAACCGCAGGCCGCTTCAATGGCTGGCGTTGGGTAGGTGGCTTGCCAGATCGACAACGCGATCAACGCAGTAGACAAAGGGCGCCCCGTTTCCGTGGGCGCCCTTTCTGTTTCGATCTGCGCCAAGCGGTGATGCTCCGCGTGGGGGCACTGCATCTGCACGTCACCCGTAAACACCTGGCCAATCACGGCCCCTTCAAACACGGTCTGACCCTTGCAAATGCACGTCGCCGCACCACGCTCCACACCATCACCGCAACTCATAATCCTTCACACCGTATATCGCGCCACACCGGCGCCTTATGCCGGCGAGTTAGCGGCCTGAATACGGTGCTGGGTAAGCCTCAACGCGCAGATTTCTTTGATCCTTTCGGCGCCTTGACAACGATCTTTTGTCCACGCAGATCCACATCACCGCTGATCTGCTGGCCGATGCTGGTATTGCCGAAGGAAGTACGCGGCGCCGCTGCTGTCGTGGCCGGGGTAACACCGCGCAGCGCAGCCATCACCGCCGCACGTGCCGAAGGCGACGCCGTGCGCCACGCATCGAGCAGATCCACGTCGGGTTCGGCCAGCCGCTCGCGCTTGCCGGTCAGCAGATACACGATATCCGCGCCGAGTTCGTAGGCGGCGGTCAGGTAGGCCGCGCTCGCTCCCACGCTGTCCATCTCGTAGAAGATCTGTGTGCGCTTGGTGACGCCACACGCCACACCCATCGCCTCCTGAGTAAGGCCCAGACGCTTCCTTTCTTCTTTCAGCCTCATACCCACACTCACGCTCAAACCTCCTTGACAGGTGAAACATCTTTCACTGAACATAGTGAAAGATATTTCACTGCTCGCTTAACACGGGGAAACGGGATGACCGCCACACGACGCACAACTCTGCCGAAACTGCGCACGCCGGAAGAAGCTCGCCAGCACCTGCGCGACATGGGCATCACCGTCGTTGCTTTCGCCCGACAGCACAACCTCGACCGTCACTCGGTCAACGATGCACTGCGCGGCGTTGGCAAGGGCAACTTCGGCAAATCGCACGACGCGGCTGTCGCGCTCGGGATCAAGCGCGATCCCAATTCTTGCACAGTTCCCGCCAATTCCCGTCAGTCACCCGCAGCACGTGACAAGCGCGGTAAAGCCTCGAAAAAGACCACCGCCGCCAAGAAGGCGCCCAAGGCTCGGAGCAAGGCATGAGTGCCGCCGTTGGACAGCGCGCCGTATTCTGCTGCCCCGCCTGCAACGCCCGGCTGGTGAAGCGCACAAGCGCGTTGCAGCACCCGTTCCTGCGTACTGACGCATACGTCTGCCCGAACCCCATGTGTGGCGCGACCTACACCGGCAGTTCGGAACTGACCAACCTGGCCAGCCCCAGCGGCCTCCCCAGCGCTCCGGCCTGCGAACTGCCGCCAACACCGTGGTATCAGCGGACGATGCTGCAAACCCGCTGGAAGCAGGACCAGGGCGAACTGCAAACCGACTGGATCGACGCCATCGAAGCGCGTCCACCGGACGGCGGCGATTCGCCCGCCGTCTGATTCACCTTTCCCCTTCCACAACGAACTGACCTAGCGGCTTCGGCCGCTGGCTAGGGAGTGCTGTGCATGATGCGACACAAAACCCAGCGTGACGGATGGTCTACCGCCACCCAGCCGAACTTTGTCACCAGCCCGAGTGGCGTTGAATACGTTTCGTACACCGAGAAGGCCCGCAAAGCGGCCGAGCTGCGCGCCCTGGTCGAAGCTCACATTGCTGCCGGTGGTGACTACCAGCAGCTGTCCTCTGTCGCCGTTGCACAGGTGTCTGCATGAACCTGTTCGCTGCTGAATGCCGTTCCCACACTTTCCGTCATTTCCCCTTGACTTCGCCGGGCAGGGAGAGCATTGTCTGCCGCAAGGAGCGTAGAAACTCCGAGTCAACAGCGGTAACCGCGCCCGTCAGCATCGCGGTTTTTTTGCGCCTGCTTTTCGAGCGCACCGACGTTTTCCTGCGTCGGGAGGGCGGCAGCCATACAACACCCGCAAGGGGAAAACTGCCCGCCGGACTGTTGACCGGTTTCTACCCTCCCGACACCCTCGGTGCGTCGCGTAGAAACGTCTCGCCGAGGTTTCCAATCTCGTCAACAGGAGACGTCTCCATGCCTCATGGCGCCCCTTCCACGCCCGGCAATCCTTCCGCGCGTCAGATTTCCTTTGTCTTCGGCCTGATTGCCGACACCCTCGAATGGCCCAACGATGCCTACCAGGCATTCATTGCGCGCCTGATCGCCGTCGGCGTGGCCCCTCACGCAATCACCCTGAGTGACGTCATCGCCGCCTACGCCGCTACCCGCGAGGCCAATGGCGGCACCCCCAGCACCGACGACAAGGCGGTGCACTGATGGCCGGCGTTTCCAATGTGGTAATCCCCGAGACCGCGCTGCGTCCGGTCATCGTGCTGGAGACTCAGGTGCCGGGCTTTGGCCTGCGCGCATCCTTCGACAAACGCGGTGTGCTGTACCTGGCGTTGATACACGTCGAATCGGACGCGGCCGCAACGGTCTCCGCGCACAAGTCGGGGGATGTGCAGCGCGCCGCCACCGAAGGCATCCAGACCGGCACCGTGGTCTATCTGCTCGCCAAGGGCGAGGCCGACCGATTCTTCCAATGGCTGCGCACCGGCGACAGCTATCCGGGTGGGGTGAACTGATGGGAAGCCAGAACGGCCACGTGCCGCCGCACCGCAACCCGCCGCCGCCGCATGCCGACCCGCACAGGCACCTGATAAGCGCGGACGACCTGAAGCGCCTCTGGCGCATCTCCTACGCCGTCGAGCTGATCGCGGTCCTGCCCGCAGAAGCGGCGAAGGTGCTGGGCATCACGGCCGACCACACCTCGGCCGTGGCCGAGTACATCACCGATGACCTGCGCGGAATTCTGACCAGGTCACGCCCGGCCGACGAGTAATGCACCACCCCCTCCCCGGCAGCGCACCACCGCAGCCGGGGAGGTCAGGAGAGAACCATGCACGCCCTCGCGTCCCCAGCCAGTACCACGTAAGCCCATCACGCCCACCTTCCCCGGCGGCGCACCACCGCCGCCGGGGATGCTAGGAGAGAACCATGCACCACCATCACGCCGCTACTGCGGCTCGCCAAGGCTGAAACGGCATGCAGGAAGAAATTCGCCAGCAGGTCCTGTCGCGCATCGAGCGCGACTATGGCCTCAAGCATCGCAACGGCACGCCCTACATGCGCGGCGGCAAGTGCCCGCACTGCGGCAAGAAGGAGCTGTACACCAGCTTCCAGACACCGTGGGTTCTGCGCTGCGGCCGGCAGGCCAAATGCGGGCAGGAAGTGCGTGTGCGCGACCTGTACGACGACCTGTTCGATGACTACTCCAAGACCAACCCGCAGACGGAGCAGGCACCGAATGCCGCCGCCGACGCCTACCTGGCCACCGGCCGCGGCTTCAACATCAAACCGCTCAAGGGCCTGTATACGCAGGAGGACTACTACGACCGCGCCAAGCGCGAAGGCACCGCCACTGTCCGCTTCCCCCTGGTCAAAGGCGGCTGGTGGGAGCGACTGATTGATCGCCCGCACCGCTTCGGCAAGATGAAGGCGCGCTTTGCCCCCGGCGAGAGCTATGCCGGGGTGTGGTGGAGCGCTGGTGCGCGGGACCAGCTGCGAACCGCCCGCGAAGTCTGGATCGTGGAGGGCATCTTCGACGCCATTGCGCTGCTGCAGCGGGGAATCTGCGCCGTTGCCGCCATGTCGAGCAATGCCTATCCCGAACTGTCCCTCAAGGAACTGCGCGACGCGCGCCCCAACGACCTCCCCGTGTTGATCTGGGCACTGGACAATGAGCCGGGTGCGCGCAGCTACACGATCAAGCACATTCGCCGCGCGGAGAAGCTGGGCTACCGCTGCAAGGCCGCGCAGATCGAGCAGGCCGGGGACCGAAAGACCGACTGGAATGACCTGCACCTGCGTGCGCAAGCTGCGGAGGACGGCGATGCTGTCTGGCAGGCGGACGTGGACCTAGCGCTGCACAACGGCGCGCTGCTGCTTGCCAAGACCGCTATGGAGAAGGGCCTGATCATCTACGGGCGCGAGCAGCGCACGCAGTTTCACCTGGACCACCGCAACCGGCTCTACTGGTTTGAATTCGACCCGGTGCGGTTCGACAAGCTGTGCCGCGAGCAGGCCACCCGCAAGGAAGATGTCGAGGAAGACCTGGACGAAGAGACGGTGGAGAAAATCCGCCGAGGCTGCTGCAACGTGCGCGAGATCGCCAACTGCTTCCCCAAGGCGCTGTACTACCAGCGCAACGAAGTCACCGACGATGCCTGGTACTACTTCCGCGTGGAGTTCCCTCACGACGGCGCAGCAGCCACCGGCACTTTCACGTCGTCGCAGGCGCTCAACGCTCCGTCTTTCCGCGACCGCCTGGGCCACATTGCGCGCGGCGCTATCTTCGATGGCACTGCCAGCCAGCTGCTGCAGATCATGAAGATCCAGCTGGACAACATCAAAGAGGTCCACACGGTCGATTTCGTGGGCTACACCCCCGATCATCAGGCGTACATCTTTGGCGACCTGGCCGTGCGCCACGGCGAGATTGCACAAGCCAATGCCGAGGACTACTTCGAATTCAAGAAGCTGCGCATCAAAACCACCCAGCGCTCCATTCGGATGGACATTCAGCGCGATCACGATAGCTACCGCACGGAATGGCTGCAGTGGCTATGGACCTGCTTTGGTACCCACGGGATGGTCGCCCTGGTGTTCTGGTTCGGCTCGCTGTTCGCCAACCAGATCCGCAGCACGCACAAGTCCTTCCCGTTCTTGGAGGCCACCGGTGAGGCAGGTGCTGGCAAGACCACGCTGCTGACCTTCCTGTGGAAGCTGCTGGCGCGCAGCGATTACGAGGGCTTCGACCCGGCCAAGTCGTCCAAGGCCGGCCGCGCCCGCGCGATGGGCCAAACCTCGGGAATGCCTGTGGTGCTGCTGGAAGCCGACCGCGACACGCCGGACAAAGCGCATGCAAAGTCGTTTGAGTGGGATGAATTGAAGGACTACTACGGTGGCGGCACTCTGGCCACCCGTGGTGTCCGCAACGGCGGCAACGAGACCTACGAACCGCCCTTCCGGGGAACCATCGTCATCAGCCAGAACGCGGCAGTCGATGCCAGCGAGGCGATCATGACTCGTATCGTCAAGCTGCATTTCCGCAAACCGCACGCCACCACCGAGAGCCGCCAAGCGGCCGACAATCTCAACGCACTGCAGGTCGAGGATCTGAGCTATTTCCTCATCAAGGCCGTTCGCGCCGAGACCAAGGTGCTGGAGAAATTCGACGAGCGCGTGCGCTTCTACGAAGCGAAGCTGCGCGAGAACAAAGAGCTGCGCATGGAGCGCCTCATCAAAAACCACTCGCAGATGCTGGCGCTGCTCGACGGCCTGCGCCTGGTTGTCGACATTCCCAAGGCAATGGTCGAGGAAACGCGCCAGAAGCTGGTGGCGATGGCATTTGAGCGTCAGTCGGCGGTCAGCTCTGACCATCCCCTGGTCAACGAGTTCTGGGAAACCTACGAATACCTTGAAAGCACCGGCAACGGAGAACGGCCGGTGGTCAACCACTCGCGCGACTCTCAGCGTATCGCCGTCAACCTCAATGACTTCCTGGCGAAAGCCGCGCACCACAGTCAGCCTGTGCCTGACCTCAAGGTGTTACGCGATCACCTGCACCACTCGCGCCGTCACAAGCTGATCGACCCCAATCTGACCGTCAACAGCAGCATCAAAACCAACATGAGCGGAGCCGGCGTAGCCGTTCGCTGTTGGGTGTTCCAGAAATGACCAACGGAGAAGAAATGGAACCTGCACTGCTCCCCACCGACGTATCACCTACTCTCATTCAGCTGCATGCAGTTCGCCTTGCGGCGGTTGTCGCACTCTTTTCTGCTCGTAGCAAAGAAGAACGCAACGCCCTGCACCCGCAGGCCTACCAGCTCTCCCAGCTACTCGGCCTGCCAGCACCGGTGCTGCCACCCGACCGCGTGCCAGTAGAAAACGCAACCCTTGCGCTCTTCTGGACCGTAGTTGACGAAGGGCTGGCGGCCGGGACTCTTCACGATCACTCCCATACCGCTGATTGCCTGGCCATCAACCTACCCGAAGCCAGAAACGTAGCAATTCAGCTGGGACGCCCACTTCCTCACGGCTCTTCATTGCAAAGCGCCTTGAAACGCTGCCCTAGGGTTATTTCAGCCAATCACACCGTTAACAGCCGCATACGCGGGAATGGGAGGAAAGGCACCGCAGTTCGATGCTGGGTATTCAAGAAGTAAGTGTCAAAGCGGGCCGGCGGGAGGAGCACCACCTCCAACCCCAAGGCCATCCACCAACGAAGTTCAGGAGAGAACCATGCAACAGATGACAGGCCAAGCCATGACCACCCTCGCAAAGTCGCTGGATTCCAGCACCGGACCCGGAGCGGAGGCTAGCACGGGTGCGCGGAACTGTGGAAATGCCCCGCAGGCCACCGAGAGCAGCGCGACCCTCACCGTTCACGTCACACACAACAAGGTGATCGCCACCCTGCAGCTGTGCATGGGCGCGCCGAGAACCGCGCAGTGCGTGTTCGAGCGCCGGCGTGGCAGCGAGGCCGGCTGGGTCCACACCAAGGGCGCCGAGTTCAGCGACATAGCGGATTGGATTTCACCGGAGCTGGCCAGGTTGGCCAACGCCATCCCGTTCCCGCATGAGGTTGCAAACATGCTGCCAGGACGCCGTGCGAGCGCCAAAGCAGTCAACCTGGCCGCTCAGGAGGTGGCCAATGGCTGATTTCATTGCGCTGCTGGCCGCGTGCCTGCTGCTGCCCACTGCCGGCGCCACCATGCTCAAAATGTGGCAGACACGCCCGCCGCGCCGCCGCCATAGTGGCCTGGCCGTGGGTCAAATCCCGCAGGCGCTGCGCCGCCGTGCCCCGATGGCCGTCCGCCGCGCCGGAGGTGCTGCATGAACCTCGACCGAGTGATTCAGGTTGCCCTGCAGGCAATGCGCATGGGTGAAACCGGCCCCTTGTCCACCGGGGAGGCGTTGACTGCCGCCCTAGTGCTCAACCGCCATGATTGGCTGCAGGAGATGGACTACACCATCGCGCAAGCGCTGGATCGGATTGACCAGGACACCATCGAGCATTTGGCCGATGCGGCTCGGTCCTTGGGCGTAACGGTTGACCTTGACCAACGTGATTCGCTGCCGCGAACGGACACTCCCGATTCGCTCAGCGCCCTGCGTCTGCGCGGGACTGATCCCCGCGTCTGCGACGATTCGTTCGTGGCCCTGCTGGCCGGACTGCGCAGCACGATTGGGCCTTGCCGACCAGACGATGACGACGATCAACCCGAAGAACAGTGGATGTGGGACAAGCTGACCGCTCTCCTGACGCTGATCGGCAAAGCGGAGGACCGTGGTCATGGCTGAGGTCTTCGAGATTCGCCATGCCGGCCTTTTTGCCGGTTTGGGAGCCGGCGCGCGAGGTTTCAATCAGGCGCGTCCTGACATTGGTTCGGCGAAGGCCAGATTCCGCTGCATCGGCGGTATCGATGTGGACCCTGCGGCGATCGCCGACTTCGGTCGCCTCGCTGGCGTTCCAGGTACTGTGATGGATCTGTTCTCGCTGCAGCAGTACCGCGCGTTCTGGGGCTGCAACCCGCCGCCGGGCTGGCGTGAGGCGGGCACGGCTGACGTGCACCGCGCGTTCGGTCATGAGCGGCCGCACGTGGTGTTCCTGTCTGCCCCGTGCAAGGGATTCTCGGGCCTCATGTCGGAGAGCAAGAGCAAGACCGCCAAGTACCAGGCCCTGAACGAGCTGACGCTGCGCGGGATCTGGCTGACGCTGGAGGCCTACAAGGACGATCCGATCGAAGTGCTGCTGTTTGAGAACGTGCCGCGCATCGCCACGCGTGGGCGGCATCTTCTGGACCAGATCACCGCCCTGCTCCGAGCCTACGGCTATGTGGTGAGCGAAACCACACACGACTGCGGCGAGCTTGGCGGCCTGGCACAGAGCCGGAGGCGCTTCCTGCTTGTGGCCCGCCATGCCGAGAAGGTGCCGCCGTTCTTGTACGAGCCGGTCAAGCGTCCGCTGCAGGCGGTGGGCACGATCCTCGGCCGTATGCCCCTCGCCGGCGACGTGGAACGCGGCGGCCCTATGCACCGCGTTCCGTCCCTGCAGTGGAAGACCTGGGTGCGCCTGGCGTTCGTCGAAGCAGGCAGCGACTGGCGCAGCCTGAACCGCCTCGCGGTGGAAGAAGGCGTGCTGCGCGACTACCTCATCATGCCCGAAGTGCAGATGGCCGACACTGCCGGCACGTACTCGGTTGCTGACCCCCGCCACCAGGGACCGGCCAAGCACAACAACGAGTACCGCATCGTTCCTTGGGCTGGCGCCACCGGCGCTGTGACCGGTGCGCACGGTACGGGCCAGTGCGTCCAAGATCCCCGCGCGCAGGGGGTATTTGAGGGTGCGGGCAAGTATCCCGTGGCCCCCTTCGATGCCCCGTCTCGCACGGTCATTGCTCGCAGCGACACTGGTCATGGTGCCTATGCCGTCGCCGACCCACGCCCTGCCAACCAGCGCCGGCAGGGCGATGCGTACTTGACCAACGGGCACTACGGGGTAGTGGCTTGGGACGCCAACAGCGGCGCCGTCAGCGCCGCAGCCGGGCATGACAATGGGAAATGGTCCGTAGCTGATCCGCGCCTGCCTGACGCTCGCAGGAACCTGGTGTGCGTGATCCGCAGCATGGACAACACTTGGCACCGACCGTTCACAACTCTGGAGCTTGCCGCCCTGCAGTCGCTGGTCGACCCGGAAGAGAAGCTGGAACTCGACGGGCTAAGCGACCAGGCTTGGCGCGAGCGAATCGGTAACGCGGTGCCCCCAGCAGCTGCCTGCGCCATCGGGGAAGAGATCGGCCGCACTCTGCTGCTGGCATGGACCGGGCAGACCTTCACCCTGTCGAGTACTCCTATTTGGGTGCGTGACGTTGCCATCGCTATGGCACTGCCAGGGGAGGTGCGCCAATGACTCAGCAGCAGAAGAATCCGCCACGCCCGCTCCCCACCTGCCCCAACGGGCATCCAGCCAGATACATCCTCGACAGCCGCAGGATCGAGGCGCGCGGCGGTCATTTCATCGAATGCCGCTGCAGCCGCACGGCGAAGCATTCGACGTTCGACCTGGCTTGGGCGCACTGGCACAAGCAACACGGCCTGCAGCCGACCGCCGCGGCGGTGGAGGAGGAACCCTTGCCGAGCAACGTGTTGCAGATGAAATTGTTCGCCGCAGGGAGAGCTTGAGCATGGCGCAGATCCTGCACTTCAATGATCTACAACGGATCTGCGCCCCTGATGGTCCGCCCCCCACACCGACAACGGTGGAGCGGTGGGCGGACGCTCAAGGGATTCTGTATAAGTACGACCGACGCGGGCGCATCTGGACCACCGTCGAGGCCATCAATGCGGCCTTGGGTCTGCCGGGCGCAGCGGCCGCACCACACGAAACGACGCTGCTGGAACTGGTTTGATGACACGTGGTCGAAAAAGGAAGTTCAACCCGGAGATCCCTGGTCACATTGACCAGGGATCGCTGCCGCGCGGCCTGTACTGGGAGGATGGGCGCTGGTACGTGCTTTCCCCTCACCCCGAAGGCATTGGCCGGATCAAGACGACAGTAGCCAACGGCAATGCCCGGTTGTCGGATCTGCACGCCATCATGGAAGCGCGGGGCGGTGGCAGTCTGCGCGGTTCGCTCGATCACCTGACCGAGATTTTCAAGAAGTCCAGCGAATACCTGGACCTCACTGCCAAGTCGAGGGCGGGATACGACTACTGCGCCGCAAAGGCTTGCGGATACCTGCTGCGCGACGGCCGCATGCTTGGCCAACAGCGCATAGAAAAGCTGTCGGTGCCGGTACTGCAGCGCGTAGTGGAAACGCTGGCCACTGGCCGGCCAGCCACTGGGAAGGTGCCGGGGATTCCAGCGACGCCGGCAGCAGCCAACCGCGTCGCCAGCTACCTACGGCGCCTGTTTGCTTGGGGCATCCGGCACGGTCATTGCTCTACCAATCCCGCTGACGGTATCCGCAAGGTGCGTGAGAAGCGCGACGCACGCATGCCTGACCACGATTCATTCGACGCGGTGCTGCAGTTCGCCCGGACTTGTGCCAGCCGACAAGCGCATACCGCAGGCAGCTGCCCGCCCTATCTCCCAGCGGTCATGGTGCTGGCCTACGCGGTCCGCCTGCGTGGCATTGAGGTGGACACTCTCACCGACGCCCACCTGCAGGCTGAGGGCATTCGCAGCAACCGCCGCAAGGGTTCGCGCGATAACGTGACGCTGTGGACCAAGGAGCTGCGCGCTGCCGTGAAGTGGCTGCAGGGCTACCGAGACGAACGGATGCAGGCCCACGGCCGGCCGATACCGATCAAGCCAGAGCAGCGACGCCTACTGGTTTCGGAGTCCGGCACCCCACTCACGAAATCAGCGCTCGACAGCGCCTGGCAACGCATGATCCGTCGCGCGGTTGCTGAGGGAGTGATCGAAAAGGACCAACGCTTCGCGCTCCACGGCCTGAAACACCGGGGAATCACCGACAGCGAAGACAAGGGCGCGGGGGGCCACGTGACCGAGGCCATGCGCCAGCTGTACGACCATTCCGTGCCGGTGGTCAAAGCAGCCGTGAAACCAAAAAAAAGGCGCTAATTTTCCCGGTAATTTTCCCGGTAGACATAAAAAGGCCAGCGCACCGCGCTGGCCTTCTTCGTTGAAACCCTTGTGGCTAAAGGCTCTCGGCAATTCTCTTGTGGTGCCGCTTATCCGAATCGAACGGATGACCTACTGTTTACA